ATTTTAACACAATTAGAACCGCAACCATAAACTCTAATTATTATACGAGAAGTGGGCACAACGTTGGACACTTAGTTGGTTCATACAATAGTGTTGGTGGCAACTCAAACATGTCAAACCCAATTTACACCATCGGTTCATCATATAACCCATCAACTACAACAATAGGAAATATGTATGGTGTTGGTTACACTTATGGTAATAATGCTAGTTTTGTTGGTATAACTGGTGCTAGTGGTTGGGGAATGTATGTTGCTGCAGATGGTGATGCGAGAGTATTCTTAGATGGAAGTAATGGTAGAGTTTCATGTACAGGAAACATGTACGCTGATAGATTCTATGATGTGAATAACACTGGTTATTATCTAAGGCCAGATAGTACATCCGTACTTGCAGCTCTTCAGATTAATGATTACATCTACCATAATGGTGATACTAACACTTATATGCAGTTCCATGCGGGTGACCAATGGAGAGTTGTAACTGGTGGTACTGAGAGATTAGAGGTAAACAATGCTCAAATCTATATGACCAGAGAATTGAGAGTAACGCAAGATGTTATCGCATTCTATTCTGATGAAAGATTAAAGAGAAAGACTGGTGTAATTGAAAACGCATTAGATAAGATTTCTAAATTAGATGCTTTCTATTATGTAAACAATGATTTAGCAAAATCGGTTGGATATGATGATGATAAACAACAAATAGGTTTATCAGCTCAGCAAGTAAAAGAGGTAATGCCTGAGGTTGTTCATTCAGCACCATTCGATACTGATTTTGATGAAGATGGTAATATGTTCTCTACATCTGGTGAAGATTACTTAACTCTTAAATACGATAGATTAGTTCCATTATTAGTTGAAGGTATTAAAGAACAAACTGAAATTGTGAAAGCTCAACAAAAAGAGATTGATGAATTGAAGGAAATGGTAAAACTTTTACTAAATAAATAAAAAAAACACTTATGAATATAACCAATTTACTCTTTTGAGTTTTTTGGTTATATTTATAGTTGTATTTGGTATAAAATCAAAATAAACTTATTGGAGAAATAAATAATATGGCAGAAAGAATTGTATCACCTGGAGTATTTACGAGAGAAAACGATTTATCGTTCTTGGCTCAAGGTATCGGAGAAATCGGAGCAGCATTCGTAGGACCTTTCAAACAAGGACCTGCATTCGTTCCCACAGTAATAAGAACTCAATCAGAATTTGAGGATAAATTTGGTAAACCTGATGGAACTTACTATACAGAATATGCAGTACAAAACTATCTTAGAGAAGCTGGTACTGTAACAGTTGTAAGAGTAATGAATGAAGGTGGATATACACAAACAGCACCTATTGGTATAGCAGTATCTGGTTCCACTGGATATAAATTAGTAACAACTTTACATTCAACTAATGCTGGTAATGCAGAAGTTGGATTTGGGACATTTACAATTGCAGACCCTACTAACAATGCATCTGGTTCGTTTTTGGTTAGTGGAAGTGGTATCGGATACGTATCCGCATCAATCAAACCATCGGATACTAATGATGTTAGTGATGTATTTGGTGAATCACCATTTGGTTCAAAGGATGGATATGTATATTCTTACTTTGAGAATGTAGCATCTCAATCAGTAGCTGACCACGACGAAAGTAATGGTTGGGGATTGGATGTATCCGCAGTAGCATTATCACCGCAAGTATTTAGTGGTGGTGTGTTAGCAGACGGTGTATCTACAACTGGAGCATCTCCAGCAAATACACCATACGTAAAATCACAACTTATTTCTGGTGAGAGATTTCCTTTATTCCGTTTCCATACTTTAGGATATGGTAATAATGAAAACACTAGATTTAAAGTATCTATCTCAAACGTAAAAGCAGCCGGAGAAGATGGTGGAACTGATTATTCAACATTCTCAGTAAGTGTTAGAGCATTTTCGGATACCGATAAAAGAAAATCAGTATTAGAAACATTTAATAACGTAAACTTAGACCCTTCATCTCCTAATTTCATCGCAAGAAGAATTGGTGATAGATTTTTAACTATCGATTCAAACGGAAAGCTAACTGAAAATGGTGATTGGTTAAATAACTCTAAGTATATAAGAGTAGAGGTAAAAGCAGATGGTTCATACCCTGTTTCAGCTGCACCTTTCGCACATGGAGCATATACTAACCCAATTTTTGTAGGTGGTGATGAAACTATCGTACCTGCTGTAAGTTACCAAACTGGTTCAGTAATTAATACGGCTGGTTCACCACTTTATTACGCTGGTTTTAATTTCGAAACTATTGGTGTAAAGGGAGATAACGCTCATTATTTAGCACCTCTACCTAATTCAGTAACTGTTGGAGCAAACGTAGATTTCGGATTTGATTCTCAACTATCTTATGTAATGAGTGGTTCAGATTCTTCTGATATGGTTAAGAGACAGTTTACTTTAGGTTTCCAAGGTGGATTTGATGGTAAATCACCATCAGTAAAAATAAACTTAGGAGCTGATATCGATGGTTCAAACACACAAGGGTTTGATTGTTCATCAGCAGTAGCTGGTGGTACAGTAGGATACTTCAAAGCATTAAACGCAATTTCAAATGTGGATGAATATGATATTAATATGTTGGTAACTCCAGGTATTATTAGAAAATTCCACCCATCAATAACTCAGAAAGCAATTGATGTTGTTGAAGCTCGTTCAGATGCATTTTACATCGCTGATTTCAATGGAGTTAACGATACAATTACAGAAGCAACTACTCAATCAACCGCAGTAGATACAAACTACGCAGCATCTTACTACCCTTGGGTTAAGACAGTTGATAGTAACACAAACAAACTAATCTCAGTTCCACCATCAGTATTGATGCCGGCTGTATTCGCAGCGAATGACGCTATCGGAGCAGAATGGTTCGCACCTGCTGGTTTGAATAGAGGTGGTATTGTTGGGGCAGTTAGTGTATTGAATAGATTAACACACTCTGAAAGAGATACTTTATATGAAAACAAAGTAAACCCAATCGCAGCTTTCCCTGGGCAAGGTATTGTGGCATTTGGACAGAAAACGTTGCAAGATAAAGCATCAGCATTGGATAGAATCAACGTAAGAAGATTACTAATCACTGTTAAGAAGTTTGTGGCATCTACATCTCGATTCTTAGTGTTCGAACAAAATACGGCTCAGACAAGAGGTAGATTCATTAATACTGTACAACCTTACTTAGAAGGAATTCAACAAAGACAAGGTTTGTACGCATTTAAAGTAGTAATGGATGAGACTAACAACACACCTGATGTAGTTGATAGAAACATACTTGCTGGACAAATATTCTTACAACCGGCTAAGACCGCTGAATTCATTGTAATTGATTTCAACATCTTACCAACTGGAGCAGCTTTTTCAGCATAAACTAAAAATAATAATAACTAATATTTATTAGTATAACAGGAGAAAAATAAAAAAATGGCAGAAGTATTAGAATTTAACGAAATGATGTTCACCAACTTCGAACCGAAGATGAAGAACCGCTTTATTATGGAGATTGATGGAATTCAATCTTACCTTATAAAGACAGCGGCTCGACCATCTATCAACTTCGAAACTGTGAAATTAGACCATATAAATACTTACCGCAAATTGCAAGGTAAGGGTGAGTGGCAAGATATAACAATCTCATTATATGACCCAATTGTACCATCAGGTGCACAACAGGTAATGGAATGGGTACGTTTAGGATATGAATCTTTAACTGGTAGAAAAGGTTACGCCGATTTCTACAAAAAAGATATTGATTTCTATATGTTGGGGCCTGTTGGTGATAAGATAGAGCAGTGGAAGTTAAAGGGTGCATTTATTGCATCGGCAAACTTTAACGATTTAGATTTCTCCTCTAATGATGCCGCTGATATCGAATTAACGTTATCTTACGATTACGCTATTTTGGAATTCTAAAATATAACATATATTTTAATAATATAAAAGGTTCCCTTAATTGGGAACCTTTTTTTTTATCTTTTTTTTAAAGTTATATATTTATATATAAACAAATAAAGGTTTAATATGAGTGATACTAAATATGAATTTCCAACAGAAATTATTGACTTACCTTCAAAGGGGTTAGTTTACCCAGAAGGACACCCTCTGAGAAAAGGTAATGTTGAAATCAAATATATGACTGCAAGAGAAGAAGATATCTTAGCTTCCCAATCTTTAATAAAGAAAGGTGTGGTTTTAGATAAATTATTCGAATCAGTTGTAGTAGAGAAGGGTGTTAATATTAATGATATATTTATTGGAGATAAAAACGCAATTCTTTTAGCAACGAGAGTAATGGGATATGGTGCAGATTATCAAGTAGAAGTAACCGACCCATTTACACTAGAACCTCAATCAGTTACTGTTGATTTGAGTAAAGTAAAAACAAAGGATTTTAATGAAGATTTATTAAATGGTGAAAACCTTTATAAATTTAAATTACCAAAAAGTGGTAAAGAGTTAGAATTTAAATTACTTACACATGGTGATGAAGCTGAAATTACAAAAGAATTACAATCATTAGAGAGATTATATAAAGGAAAGGGTGAGAAATCATTTGATGTAACCACTCGATTAAAATATATGATACAATCGGTAGATGGTAACGCTGATAGAGGATATATAACAAAATGGGTTCAGAATGAATTTCTTGCGTTAGATACAAAATCATTTAGAAAATACGTTAGAGAACTGAGTCCTGATATGGATTTAAAATTTGAGTTCACCTCTGAGGTGACTGGTGAGCAGGAGGCACTTGATATTCCCTTTGGGATTTCATTTTTTTACCCTTCCGAATAACTATACTCAAATTCTTCATAACCAAATATGGGAACTTATCCAATTTGGTAACGGATTTACTTGGAAAGATGTGTATTTCATGCCAATTCAATGGAGAAAGTTTTACTTTAACAAATTAATAGAGTTAAAGAAAAAAGAAGCTGAAGAACATAAAAAAGCTGAAAGGCAATCAAAGGTAAGGGTTAGAAAATAATCCTTACTTTTTTTTTATCCAATATTTATAGAAGTACATACAACAATATTCATATGAAAAAAGAAAAAGTAAACGAAGGTTTGTTTTCAGCATCAAAACGATTCTCAGATGCATTCTTTGATGGTTTATCAAAAAACGCATCTAATAGAATGTTAGCAAAAGCTAAAAAAGCTGGAGTTCCAAAAGAATTAACCGATGTGATGGCTAAGATTCAACAAGATAAGGATGAATTAGATGATATCTTAGCTAGAATAGCTAAAAAATAATAAAACCTTATGGCTGACGATTTAAGAGGTAGATTGGAAATCTTAAAGGAGATTGAACAAGCTGATGCTCGTATTGATAGAGCACGTCAATCTAGTGTCCTAACTCAGGCCAAAATTAACAAATTTGTTGATGAGCAAAAAGCTAAAGTAGTAGAATTAGGTAGGGAGTTAAAGCAAGCTAACTTAGAAAGACTCAAAGGATTTGCAACCGAAGAATCATCTTTAAAATCAATGGGTTCTATCTATGATGATTTAGTTAACAAAGATAGAGAAAGATTAATAGCTCAGGTTAAAGCAAACAACTTAACTGCTCCTCAAGAAGCAGCAATGAGTAAAATAGCTTCAATCAATAAAGATTTAGCTCAACTTGGTAGAGATGATGTTTTACAAAAAGCCGCATTAACGGCTGAATATGATAAACACATTGGTGAGTTGGGTAGTATTTCTTCCGAAAATCAACATATTGTTGATAATTTAACTCAACAAAATGATTTAGCAAACACTCAAAATAAACTTACTACCAAACAAAAAGATTTCTTACAACAGCAAAGAAATGTATATGATGGTATAAAAGATACTATTGGGGGTATATTAGAAACCGCATCATTACTTACATCAACTATTGGTGGGGTATTGGGTGGTGCACTTATTGGTGCTGGTTATGCTGGTAAAAAATTATTACACACTGCGC